CAGCAGAACAAACTACACCGCCTCGGAAAGGAGAATAATTATGTCAAACAGTAAGCTCGTTAATTTCGCAAGACGCTTCTTCCATACAAGAAACGCCTTCGAGGCTGCGGTCGCAGCAGGTGTGCCTCCCGAAAAAGCTGCCCTTGGTGCTGATTCGATGCTTGAACAGCCCGCTGCAAGAAAGGAGCTCGAACGCCTGGAGAAAAGCTCTCCGCAAACACTCTCTTATGTGAGGACAGGCCTTACCCGACTTGCCTTCGGGCAGGTGAATGACGCCGTAAGGCTTGCCTTTGATAAGGAGGTCACGGCTGAGCAGATCATGAAAATGGACCTCTTCAATATCTCGGGGATAAAGCTCCAGAAGGACGGAGCTGTTGAGATAAAGTTTGCCGACAGGCAGACTGCCCTCGAAAAGCTGGTCGAGCTTGACCCCGAGCTCAAAGAGGTCTCAGATGCCGATAAGCTGATCTCAATGATCTACGGCGGCTCGGGAAGTGACAGCAATGATGACGGATAAGCTCTCGGAAAAACAGCTCGATGTTTTCCTCTGGTGGAGAGAGGAACGCACCCGTGACTTTGACGGCATCATCTGCGACGGTGCTGTCCGCTCGGGAAAGACCTTCGCTCTGTCGCTGTCGTTCACGCTCTGGGCGATGACAAGCTTCGACGGGAAACGATTTGCCCTCTGCTCCAAAACGATAGCAAGCTTGAAGCGAAACCTTCTGCCTGATATTTTCTCTTTTCTGAAGCTGATGAAAATGCCCTTTCGGTACTATCCCTCAAAAAATAAGATCGAGATAGGCTTCGGCAGGCACAGAAATGACTTCTACCTCTTCGGCGGCAAGGACGAAAGCTCAGCCGCACTGATTCAGGGTATAACCCTTGCAGGTGTGCTCTTTGATGAGGCTGTCCTTATGCCAAGGACCTTCGTTGAGCAGGCCTGTGCAAGGTGCTCTGTGAAGGGCTCGAAGATATTTATGTGCTGCAATCCCGATAACCCTTACCACTGGTTCAAGCGGGAGTGGATAGACAAGGCAAAGGAGAAAAATCTCCTTTACAGGCATTTCACAATGGAAGATAACCCCTCTCTTACGGAGCAGGTCAGGCTCCGTTACGAACGCCTTTATCAGGGCGTATTCTATGAACGCTTTGTCCTCGGAAAGTGGACTGCGGTATCGGGTCTTGTTTATCCTATGTTTTCGGAGAGCTGTATCGTTGATACGCTGCCCGAAATGTTCGACCGTTTCGCTGTGAGCTGTGACTACGGCACAGTGAACCCTGCAAGCTTCGGGCTGTGGGGACAATCGGAGGGAGTATGGTACAGGATAGATGAGTACTACTACGATTCGCGCCGTGAGGGTGTACGCAGAACTGACGAGGAGCACTACAAAGCGCTTCTTGACCTCATCGGAGATAAGTCGGCAGAGAGCATAGTCTGTGACCCGTCGGCAGCCTCGTTTATCGAGTGCATAAGACGGCACGGAGAGCTGAACGTTATTCCTGCGAGGAATGATGTCGTGAAGGGCATAAGCCTGGTTTCGGAGTGCCTTAAAAACGGCAGGATAAAAATACACCGCCGCTGCGAGGACACGATAAGGGAATTTCACCTCTACCGCTGGGACGAACGAAGCGGAAAGGACGCACCCGTCAAGGAGTTCGATCACGCTATGGACGATATACGGTATTTCGTCTGTGAACACCTTGCACAGCGTCAGGACAGCTTTTTTGTTCTGTCCCTATCCCGAGGAGAAGAAAACTGAATGAAAGGAAATGGATATGAAACTATCAAGAAAAAAGCAGAGCATCGAGACAGCTGAAACAGGCATCACTGGTGCAGGCAGGGCAGAGGACTTTGAGTTCAGACTCAGCTCCGGCGACCGCTTCTGTGAGGCAGGGCTTTATGAGGAGCTTCGTGCCTGTGTGCCGATAATAGATGCCTGCATAGCAAAGATCATAAGGCTTACAAACGGTTTCAGAGTAACAGCTCCGGAGGAGCGTTTTCAGCCGCTGCTCGATGAATTTTGCAAAAATGTGAGCATAGGCGTTTCGGGAAGGTCGCTGAACACCTTTGCTGATATGTATCTGGATTCTCTTCTCACCTACGGCAGAGCCTTCGGACGCATTTTCACAGACCACAAGACCATGTCGCTGAAAGGGCTTGCAGTCTGTGACCCTACTGCTTACAGAGTGTATGCAGGAAATGACCCATGCGATAAGAGAGTGTTCATGATCAGAGACGGCAGAGAGATACCTCTGAGCTCGCCGGAGCAGCTGCTCTACACCACTCTGAACCCAAGTCCCAAGCACCCCGAAGGTGTATCTATCCTCAGGGGGCTGCCTGCACTCAGCCGCATACTTATGAGGATATATGAGTGCATAGGTCAGAACTTTGACCGTGTGGGAAATGTGCGTTACGCAGTTACCTACAAGCCTCAGAACGAGAGCGAGCAGGCAAATGCAAAGCAGAGAGCTATGGTGATAGCAGAGGAGTGGTCAAAGGGAATGGCGGCATCACGCAGCGGCTCGGTCAAGGACTTTGTGGCTGTGGGCGATGTTGACATAAAGGTCATCGGTGCCGACAACCAGATCATCGACACTCAGATCCCTGTAAGGGAGATACTCGAGCAGATGATCTCTAAGCTTTCCATTCCGCCCTTTGTGCTGGGGCTCAACTGGAACACCTCAGAGCGTATGTCCAGCCAGCAGGCTGACATTCTCACCAGCGAGCTTGAATACTACCGCAGGCTCCTGACTCCGGCACTGGAGGATATATGCTCTGCTTTCCTGAGGCTCTCGGGCTGTGCAGGCAGACCCACGATAGAGTGGGACAACATAAACCTTCAGGACGAGGAAGCTCTTGCACGCTCACGCCTGTACAATGCTCAGGCTGAGCAGATTGCAGGTAAGCTCAAAGGGAGCGAAAACTGAGTCAGCACGGTGAAAAGTATCCGGATCACACGCACGCTGTACCTGAGGACAAGAAGGATACCTGACACCTGCATATAAACACACGAAAGGAGAGAAACAATGTCACAGAAGATCACAAAGGAAGAGCTTGAGCTTATAAATTCCTACGCTCAGACTGAGCTTACGGAGGACGAGCTCTTCACATTCAGCGTTGTCCTCTGCGATGACAGCGTTGACAGAGATCTTGAGCGTTTCAGCACTGACGCTCTGCAAAAGCTTGCGGAGCTCTTTAAGGGACGCACAGGCATCTTTGACCATGACCCCAAGGGCGAGAATCAGACCGCAAGGATATATTCCTGCGAGGTAATAAATGACGGTGAGACAAACCGTCTGCTTGCAAAGGCATATATGGTACGTACTGAGGGTAACGCCGACCTTATCGCAGAAATAAAGGGCGGCATCAAAAAGGAGGTCTCGGTAAGCTGCTCGGTGGCTAAGAAAATATGCTCTGTCTGCGGTGCGGACGTTTACAAGGAGCCCTGTATGCACATCAAAGGTCATGAATATGACGGCAGAACCTGCGTACACATCTTAGACGAGCCGACCGATGCTTACGAATGGTCCTTTGTGGCTGTTCCTGCACAGAAGGGAGCAGGCGTTACAAAGACCTTCACAGATCAGCAGAGGGTGGATAAGCTTCTGAATGATGAAGAGGCAAGGCTTCGTGAGGAGATACTCAGAATGAGCTATTTCTGCAAGCCCTTCGTCAGTGCAGAGGCGGTTTCGGCTATGACCTCTGCTATGAACGCAGATCAGCTGAAAAGCCTGAAAATAAGGCTCAGAAAAGCAATGCTCGAGGACGGAGAAAGATATTACAGCGAGGAGCAGTCATATCTTCCGACCGACAGCAGTGACGACAACAGCAGCTATAAATGCTGACTATAAACAACAAAGGAGAAATGAAAATGTATAACAACATCAAACTTGAAAAAGGACTTTATTCGATCACAGGCAAGACATTCACACAGGCTCTCGAGGCACTCGATCCTGACAGCAATTACGCAGGCACAGAGCTTGCAGGCCTTGACGCTTTCGAGAGACAGCTCAAAAGGTTTGACATAAGGGTTAAGGGAGCAGATTCAGACAGAGTGGAGAAGTTTTTCGTATCCACAGAGTCGGCAGTGCTCTTCCCTGAGTATGTCAGAAGAATGATAAAGGCAGGCATGGACGAGGTATCCATTATCCCGAACGTTGCCGCAGCTGTTACCTACACCGACAGCACCGACTACAGAGGTCTGACAGTTACATCTGACGGCAATTCCGATCAGGTCAGCGAGGCTGGAACTGTCCCCGTGACTACGGTAAGACTCTCAGCAACTAATCTTGCACTCACAAAGTACGCAAGAAGACTCAGCTGCTCTTATGAGTCTGTCAGAAAGCACAGACTTGAAGCCTTCGGAGTTATCCTCAGAAACCTCGGTGCGGCTATCAGCCGTGATGTGAACAAGCTCATTATCGACACACTTTCCGCAGGTGCAGGCGAGGTGGAGCTCAAGGGTACTTCTATCACTTATGCTGACCTTACAGCCTTCTGGGGTGCTATGACCGACTGCAACATGACCACTATGGTGTGCTCGCCTGCGGCTATGGCTGAGATACTCGGTCTGTCCGAGATGAAGTACTGCATCGGCGAGTATATGTCGGGCGGTACAGTCGATACACCCTACGGTGTGACCCTCGTGAAGAGTGCTGAGGTTGAGGACGTTCTCTGTGTGGGCGTTGACAGAAACAGTGCAGGTGAGATGGTGCTCGGAACTGACGTTATCGTTGATTTCGATAAGCTCATCTCAACACAGTGCGATGAGATCGCAGCATCTGTTATCGTGGGCTTCAGCAAGATATGCCCGGGAGCTGTAAAGGTGCTTACCGCAAAGGGCGAATAATATTCTTTGGGTACAGGGCAGGAGCTATCCTGCCCGATGCCCTTACAGGAGGGATAAAAATGAAACTGGATCAGAAAACGATAATGAGTGAATTTATAATGCTGGCAGAGCTTGATGAGAGCGAAGCACCTGTGTACGAGAGCGTGGTTCTTGAAGCTATGAAAAAGACGGAGGCTGCCCTCGATCATGATAAGGTCAGACCCTCAGACCTTGCTGTCTGCGAGCACCTTGCTGCCTGCGAGGCGGTTTATGAGCTGGCACTTATCAAATGTGCGGGAGAGCGTTATATAGTAACGGCAGGCGGCAGAGCAGGTCAGCGGCTGGAGAGCCTTTCCAGGGTCGAGGCGGCAGAAAAGCTCAGAGAAGAGGCAAGAGCAAGAGCGGCAGGTCTTTTATGTGACGAGGACTTTGTGTTTGCCCTTGCAGACGGCTAGAAAGGAGACTGTATGGACAATCTGAATACGACCTTAAATACTGTGATGACTGTCGCAGGGCAGGCAGGCTTCATCGCATACAGAGAATTTGTCGATGATGATGCCGCAGGAAAGAAGGATTCTATGATAGCCTTTGTAGGCGTCGGCAGCACACGGGAGATAGCTCAGTGCGTGGTGGGCTCGGCTGTTATGAGCGAGGTGGAGAGCGTCATCACCGTAAAGCTTTACGGTAAAGTGTGCTCCTTCCGTGACTTTTTCGTGCTGGAGGATCATATATCGCTTCTGTTTGAAAAGCTTGCAGGCTCGGGAGAGCTCCTCTCACGGGTGACAAAGCTTTCACGGGTAAAGCAGGACGCATCACTCGGCAGACTTGGAGCAGAGCTGGAGCTAACAGTCAGAACGCTTGAAACGGGGGCTGATAATACATGATGAACATAGGGAGAATAGAGCTTAAATTCTCGGGCTCATCGGAAAAATACAGCTTTGACTCCGTCACCGAGACCTTTGGCTCTGTGATATCGAAGACACCTGCTTATGAGGGCGTATACTCGGTCATAAGCGGAGTAAGGGAGCGAAGCTTTATCCTTAAAGGAAAGCTCACAAGAGAGCAGCTCTCAGCGTATGAGGGTATGAAGGCTTATACAGGCATGAAAAAGACGATAACCCTCGGCGGAAGCTCCTACAGCAATATGACATTGGAGAGCGTAAAGGCTGAGTTTGAGGGCAGTGCTCTTACCGGGAATATAACAGCAGTGCTTACGGAGGTGAGCTGATGAGCAGAACAAGCCTCTATATCAGGCTGCACCTTATGAACGGCTCGATGACGGAGTTTAGCAATGTGATCTCGGCAGTGGTCGATAAGGACTACTATCTGCCGTATACGAAGCTAAGTGCAAGTGTAATCATACCCGAGGGTGTAAGCCTTAGTGTAAACCAGGTAAAGAGGATAGAATTCTGGTACGGCGGAAAAAGGCTTCACAGGGGCTTTTCCGACAGAATGAAGATTCTGAAAACGGGCTCGCTCAGAACGCTGGAAGTATTCAGCAGGGGAGTTACGGCAGGCATTTGTCAGAGTGAATCAGAGCCGGGGATATGGTCGCAGGTTGATCTCGGAGATGTGGTCACAAGATGCAGAACTACTACCGAGATACTCTACGAGACAGGTACAGATAAGGTGAACTACGTTTATATCCTTGAAAACCAGTCTTCGTGGGACGCTGTGTGTGCTTACGCTCTGAAGGCTTATTCAAGGTACCCCTACATCTATTCGACGGGTACTGTAAGGGTAACAAAAAGCTCTGCGGTAAGAAATGTGAATAACCCTGTCATACTGTCAAGCGGTACCTCACTCGATACGACGAGGCTGCTTACAAAGCTCTATATGCTCGATCTGAGCGATGAGTACAGCTACTCTGCCGAGGATACCTTCGCACAGAACTTTGGTATTCAGAGGGAGAAATATCTCCCGTTTGACAAGCAGTGGCTGCAGGACGAGGAGGAGGGTCTTCGCATGAGGCTCAAATACAGCAGAAGAGCGAGCCGTGCGTATCAGCTGAGATATGTCGGCTACAACGATGAGGACATCACCGATAAGGTGAATATCACAGGTGCGGGCTCGCTCTCGGCACAGCTGACGGTCGGGGCTGTACGAATAAGCTTCGGACCTCTCGGAGTGGAAACAACGCTTACCGAATACAACGACGGCTTTCTTCCGTAATATTTCGGGCATAGGAGCTTTGGCTCTTATGCCTGAATTTTTCTCTTTACAAGAGCAGTATTTTGTGATATAATGATAATATATCGGAATGAAAGGTGTGCTTGTGATGAAGCTTGTATGTATGAAGCTGTTTTCGGACTTTGAATGTACGGGAAAGTACTGCCGCCATAACTGCTGCAAGACAGGCTGGGATATTGAGATAGACAAGCCGACTCTTGACTATCTCGACTCGGTAGGTGACTGCTCCCTCAGAAGCATAACCGAGACCGATGAGGACGGCACCTTTCTTATCCGTGAGGACGGCAAATGCCCTCTGCTGACAGCTGACGGGCTGTGCTCCTTACAGCTTAAATACGGAGCGGAGCATATCTCGGATATCTGCCGTGAGCACCCGAGGTTCTATGAGTGGTTCGGAGGATATAAGGAGGCAGGCGTGGGGCTTTGCTGCGAGGAGGCTGTAAGGCTGCTTCTGGAGGATAATTCGCCGCTTGTATTTGAGAGCAGGGAGATCGATGAAGAGGACGATTATCTGCGATATGACGAGGAGGTGTTCTCGGCACTGCTGGCTGCAAGAAATGCTCTTCTTGCGATGCTTACTGACAGGACTCTCCCGATACAGGAAAGGCTCAGGCGTCTGCTTTTTCACGGACAGCGTTTTCAGGACGCCCTCGATGATGAGGATATGCACCAGCTCTAC